TCACCTGCTTCACCAGCAATACCCAAGGCCCAATTCATAGCAGCCTGTGAGTAAGTAAGATCAGGGTTTGCGGTTCTCCTGCAAGCTTGTTGAAACTCATTAAATCTTATGCCTCTACGCGGATCCATCCAATAACTCCTTTATTTTAGTTGATGCCTGCCCATCTCCAAATGGGCACTTTCTTTCTATTTGGTAGTTGTCTATCATGTTCAGAACACTCCTTGAAAGATCTCCTGGACTTTTACATAGAACAACGTGACCAGACATTATAGCCTCTTGTCGTTCCGTATTCTTCCTACAAACTATACATTTCTTATTAAAGAATGAAGCCTCCTCCTGAATGCCCCCACTGTCTGTAATGCAGAATTTACACTCAACTAAAAGTTTTATTAAGTCATCATGACTCAAGGGATCCACCACGTTTACGTGATCCAAAAGATGTTTGTGCTCTAGAACTCTAGGGTTTGGGTGTATAGGGAGAATGAACTCTAAATCATCCTTGTAAATTTTAGCAATATTATCCAAAGCTAAGAACCAGTCACGCATTATAGAATGGTTCTCCCTTCTGTGTAAAGTTACAAGAACTTTATTGCCATAGTCGGTGGATTTCTTGTACTTTAATAAGTTATCTAAAACTGTATTGCCTACGACATATGACTCGCCAGCAACATAGTCAGTTTCTAGATTTCTCAAAGATAGTTCTGTTGGGCATAGATTAATATCTGCTATTCTAGAAATCATTTGCCTATACCCCTCTTCAGGGTAAGGATTTTTTAAATCTCTTGTCCTAAGGCCAGCCTCTAGGTGTATAATCTTTAGATTAAGATTAAAGGCAGCTAAAGCACATGCAAATGCTGTAGCGGTATCACCCTGCACCAGAACATACTCAAACATTTTTGAGTCATGATGAGGGAATTGCTCTAAGCAATCTTGAGTCACTGAGTTTAGCCTCATTGACCTGTTATTGTGACTCTTACTCTCTGGGTAAATCCTGTAATCGAAATTAACCTCCTTTAGGAGGTCTGGATGTTGACCTGTGAATAAAAGTTTGCAATCAAGTTTACCAACGAGTGGTTTTACTTTAAGCCACTCTGGTCTTGTCCCGAAACAAATTAAAATCATATTACAACCAGTCGGAGCATACGCCCCATAGCTTCCCATCTTTGTAAACTTCTGGATATTTCCATGCGTAGCCCTTCGAAGTGAAAGTTAGATAATCTTTATCATGCCAAAAGCAATGAATATCATTAATCCACATCTCATGTAGAGCCGGAATATTCTTGGCGTGACAGAAGAATTTTTTATTCTTCAAAAAATCCAAGGTAGTTCTATACTGAGGCTCATCATGGCCTAACCAAAATTCGGAATCTATCAACCACACATCCAATTCAACATAATGAGATTTGGAAACTTCATGCAGTTGACTGGGGTGGTTTTCTTTACTTTTGACGCGACCTTTTAAATTGCCTCTGTGAGATATGGTGTGAATCATCCCTTATAATCCGATAGAAAAGTTCTCAAATCTTCAGGAGTTCCTAATCCCCACATTTTCTTTACGGGTATAGTTCCTATATATTTACCATCTTGAATCGCTTCATTAAATACAGGGCAAACATAAAACTCATTGTTCACTCTGATATTCTTAGATATCATCTGTTCTGCATATTTAACATAATCAGATCCCTTCTTCCAGTGATAAACACCTACAGTTGCGGTATCACTAATTGGTTTTTTCTCAGCTACCTCAGTAACTAGATCCTCTTCAACTTTAGCAAAACTCCATTTTGGGTGAGTAGCTTTGAAGGTAAGTATGTTGCCATCATTGTCGCAAGACAGATCATGCTGCCAGCCCTCTTCGAACTCTATAAACTGATCTGAGTTAGCGGTTATAAGGGGAGCATCGTTGTCTATAAACTTTTTAGCCAATAAAGTTGTGCAAGCAGCGCCCTCAGTCATTTGATCAACTTGAACAATCTCACAACCAGGAGCTATTAAGGGTAGTAAGTAATTTAACGCATACCTGTCGTAATGTTCTTTTTGAACCAAAAAGATGTATCTACCTTTTAAATTTAAGTTTTCTACAACTTTCTGAATCATGGGCTTTCCATGAATTTCAATGAGAGGTTTTGGAAAAGTATATCCAGCTTTCTCAAATCTCGATCCTGCGCCAGCCATGGGAATTAGTATGTTCATATTAAATCTCTGGTAACTTCTTTTGCGTTTTTTACCTGTACGACCTTAGCGCCCGTTTGTCGGGCAGCTTGCAAACCTTTTTCAGAGTCCTCTACAATTATAGTATTACTAGGGGGTGAATTTAATATTACCATCGCCGTAATATATCCTTCGGGGTGTGGCTTTGAATTAGAGATGTCCTGATTAGAGATGAGACAGTTTATGAAGGGTAGGACGCCACTGTTTCTAAGCATTCTTTTAGCGGTCTTTTGAATTGAGTTGGTTACGCAGCCAATTCTATACCCCCTATCTCTTAACGAACTCATTAAGCTTATCTTTGAATAATCCAAAACGCATAGCTCCTCAATCACAGCGAGCGTAGCTTCTTGTTTTAAATTTTCTATCTTATCAAATTCATTCTCATGAATTATCCCCTCTTCAGCGAGCATGTGTAGTTTAACTCTTGTGGGTAAACCATTGTAGATGGAGTCATGATCTTGCCTAAGAATCTCATAACCAGCAACGTCTCTCAAAGCTCTGTTCAAAGCTTCATAATGCCAATCACAAGCATCAACTAATACACCATCTAAATCAAATAGGACTGCCTTATTCACACTTCACCTCTCTCCTCAGCGTTTATGCCGTATTGTTTCAGTAGATCTCTAAGCTCGGGATAATCTGAGGTGTACCATTTACCTTTAACTACCCCGGTTGCCACGTAGGGATAAGTGTTGGAGTCGTAATGATGCATTCCTCTTTTCTTATCAATATCTCGATAAGCCATCAAACCTTTGAAATCATTATTGGACGTTGTTATTGCGGTATTACTTTCAAACTCCCAGATCGTGTTTCCGAGAGTTTGAGAATACATAGTTACAAGATCTTTCTTTTTGCAAATTGTAGGTTGAATGGTGAATACCATATCTTGAGGGCTTACAACTAAGTCTTCATACTCAGAATCTTCTAAAGCATCAACATACCCACCTCTCAGTAGTTTTATAAACGTAGTTTTTCCTTCAGAGACTAAATTAGAGAAGTATCTAAGAGACTGATGATCAGGCTCGTCATACAGGAACATGTCCTCATGGTTAAATACGACTACCTCATCCTCAATCTCGGCTAAACAAGAGAGCACTCTCTGTTGGTAAGGTAGGGAGTCGTTGTAGTATACAACATTCCAATCATCTGGTGCTTTTCCTTCATTTGTGAACAAGACTTTATCATAATCTTTAAGATATTTTTCTGCTTGACCAAACATGACGGGCCAAATATCAGAATAGTCACTATGTGAGTAAAATAAAAACTTCATATCACTCCCACTCCGTTTGCAAAGGTAGTTTCTTATTCCAAATGCCCCTATGCATCATCCACCACTTAAACTGCCTAATAGCATTGACGTTGTCTTTATTTAAATTCTTACTGACATCGTCATAAAGGGTGGTAAAGTTCTTCATTATATCTGGACCTGCGTAGAACCACATATCGGCTGGGCCATCTTCAAGGTATTGCCAGTCAGCCATGTAAAGTTTATTAGGATCACAGTTCGGCATAAAGTTTATACACTGCACCGGATAAGGATTATGTTTTCCAGGCCCTGAAGTATTCCTATTAATTCTACCCAAATCAAATCGAGCCTTAATTACTAAATCATACTTGCTAAAGTCTACGAGCTTGAAGCACTCTTGAATAGAATAGAAGTGTGAGAGTATTGTTGCAGGACTTCTCCCCATCGGGCTATCTCCAGGCATGTGAGATAGTCCTAAGCTGTCTACGATAGGCTCAAAGTCTACTTGAGGTTCAAATACCGCATTAACAGGCTTGTAAAGTTCCCTAATACTTTTTTCTAGATCGGGTTGCCAGTTGTGGATGTAGACATCAACATCAGCTTTATCCAAGATGTTCTTCTTTATATGTTGATATCCGTCAGAACCTTTAGATGTTAGGTCCATTTTAGAATCAAAATATCCATGTAAGCAAAGAGCTACTTTCATCGTATCGCAGTAAAATAATATTCATCTCTGCCCATGTAAAAATCTTTACAATGATTATAATTAACTTTCTTGAATCCAATTTTCACTAAATCGTCAACAACGTATTGAGGATTTTCAACAATCATATTTTGAAGACTATCCGCGCAGTCATAATACTTAGACCCATCCATGGACATGTAGTGCAAACAAATCATACCCTCATCTTTAAGAACTCTATACATATCAGTTAATAAAGACAACCTAACATCATAGTTTCCTATGTGCTGGATTACTTGGTGAGACATTATAAAGTCATAAGTATTATCATCACAGGGCTTTAGCGTTGCTCCGTCATTCTGCCATGTGTGTACTTTGGCGTCTGGATGATATTTTATTGCGTATTGTTTAGCATACTCTGCATTCTGACTCGATATATCAACACCATCAACTTGATGAAAGCTGGAGTTGTCTAAAATATTCTTTATATTCCTACCACACCCGCAGCCAAAGTCTAAAGCTCTTTTACCCTGCCAATACTGTTTGTCCTTAGACACATTATCAATAATGTATTTCCAATAATTAGGCTCCTTATCGTGCTGACTGTGATTATCAGTTATCATTAAGTGATGAGTCTCCTCAAAAGAGTCTGTGCTATTTTTTAGAAAAGATTTCATATTACTTTACAATCCTTGAATACAGGAAACTCTGTAAGGTCCCTGTAGCCATTATTTTCTGCGAGGTCATCTACATGTTCTGGATAGTTTTGCATCAATGAGAGGCCGTGTGCGGCTTGCTGAGGGGTCATATACATGTTCCACCCAAGTGTTTCAATGCTGTCGTCCTTATAGTTGACCTCTCCACGACCCTCATAGCGAGCTTTCTTCAGCCATTCAACCATCTTATAGTTGTCCGTAAGAATCATGCCTCCCTTTCCAATAGAGAGCAGTTTCTTGATGTGGAACGATAAACACATGACAGTGCCAGGGATATACATGTCCGAGGTAAATCTCTTAGCAGAGTCATAGATAGGGTACGGCTTTAACTGGTATATGCCCTTCCAATCTCTGTCCTCAAATACGACTTCACCGCCAGCGTGCATTATGGACATTGGCACTGAAAGATATGTTCTCTTTGGAATCGTAACCTCTCTAGCTCTGTAATACTTACAGGCTAGAAACAAGGCGTTAGTGCAACTATCCACAGAAACTGCAAATGGGGCGCCTGTATATTCTGCAACCTCCTCTTCAAACATCTGAACAATCTTGTAGGGATTGTGTCTTATACTCTTATGCGTCATATTACCTCATATGGAATCTTACACTTCTCAAACAGCTTTCGACTGGCAGTGTTATGCTTGAGTATCTTACCAGTGGCTTCAGGATATAGTTTCTTAATCTCACTCAGCATGAAATAACCCACACCATTCCCAGCAAATGATGGATGTGTGCAGATCCTAATATCATTCTCTATAACACCAACATAACCAACAGGCTCACCGTATAATAGACACACCCTGTAATCTTGAGCGTGTTTTTCCATATAATTTACTTGATCTTCCGCAGTGATCTCAGATTGATTGAGAAACCACTTTAAATTTTTAGGATGCATTCGTAAATTTCTGATAAACTCATAGTGAGTTTCAGCTACCTCAACTAACTCCACGTATCCTCCTGAACACCATACTTATTGCGCTGACCCAATACCCAGTGCTGTAGGTATGCTCTACTATACTGCCAGCCCTCAAGCCCCATCCAAGGGTTCAGAGAGCTTCCAATATCAATATAAGTATTCTCAGGATGCTTGAAGAAACAATCCTTTACAATGAAGTTAGTAAGTGTAGACGCTGATATTAAGAACACAACATCCTCTACATCGTTGGCTTCAATCCACTCATTAATTTCAGAAGGTAAGTCGTAATTGTTAACAAAACAATTACTGCCAATTCTGAAATCTTTTATAATGTTAAGACCAAGCTTGCTTAGATCCGCCTTCTCATTGGCTACAAATACGATCTTCTTCTTTTGAAGGACTGGCATACACTCCTCCATGAATCTTGGATAGTTCGCGTTGATAAATAGGTTAGAGAAAGTTAGGTGCTCGTCATCCGTTGTAAAAGAAGTTTGATACTTCAGAACATCATTCTCTAAGCATATTGCAGTGTCCTCATTGCAGGAAAGACCTTTAAAGTAATTCTTCTTATTAGCAGATAGGCAATCCTTCAAACGATTACTGATGTGTTCATGTAGCTCTGGGTTATAGTTTTTTTCTTCTTCCTTCGTATACCTCCCAGGCCCAGACCTTTCGCCTGTAACAAATCTATTTTCTTCCAGGATCAATTCTTCATTCTTAAGAATAAATATTTCACCATCTGAGAATCTAGAGAATCCGAAGTGCTCACCTTCACTGAGCATTTTCAAAAACTTATCAAACTCTTCTTTGTAATTCTTCATCGTGTAAGGACAGGTTTATAACCTCTTTGCATGTAATAGCTTATAATGTCATCTCTTTCTTTATAGAACTGAGGTATCGCTTTAAGAGATCCGTTTGAGGAGGCTTTGGAGTCGTTGCCATACTCCCACGCTTTCAGTGAACTCCACATACTTTGATCATCAGGATCGTGAGGAGGGCAGAAAGTTTTGATACCATTACTGATGTTGGCTTGAAAAGACAATTGCATGTCTTCTCCATTCTCGTGTGTTGGAGGAACTTCAACCCAAAGATTGTTAAGAGTCTTCCTCTTCATAAACCAAGCATGACCGACTAAATCTACTTCAACTGTTTCTTTAGTTGGTTGAGGCCAACCTGCTCTAGTATGTTGAACGTACATTGGAGACTGCAATATACATCCCGCTCCACCAAGTATGCACTCGCCTTTTTCTTGCATAACAGACAGGCAGTTCTTGAACCAGTTCTTGCCTGGAATCGTGTCATCATCAAAGAAGGCCACGTACTTGGTTTGGGCCAACAATCCGAAAGCGAACCTACCGTGATACTTAAAATTCCTGGATGAGTCTACTACGACATCCACGGACGTTTCAACAGACCAAGCACAATCATTCCTCCAAAGCCATATTTCTTTTGGAGTGATCGTCTGAGACCTTATGGCCTTTACTTGCTCTTCAAGATATTCAGGTCGTTTGTAGCCATTAAGTATTACAGTAATTTCTTCCATGCTTCATATATCCTATCGTCACTCCAATATTCTGCCTGCGTATCATTACCTTCATCTCCATGGTAATTAACTTCAGCATGTTCACACTCCGGCTTAATAAGATTAAATGTCTCAAGTTCGGGAGAATGATACACATCAGTGACCTTGTCGTAAACTGTCTGCATATCGCTCGCTACGCCTCTGTATGAGACTTTAGATCCGAGAAGAGGCAAAACCTCAGAGTTGAAATAGTTAAGATCTGAAATAGCTCCATAGAGCCTCACATCATCATGTTTATCATCAAGTGCTCTGGAAATTGATCTGTGTGTTCTTTTATTTGCATCTATACTTCCAAGAACTCCAGCGCAACGCACTTTAAATTTATTAAGCTTTACAGAATATTTACGAAAAACATTGGGTATGATTTGCCCGTCTACTCCCTGCCATTCTTTTTGAGATTTGGAGACAAAGTGAATGTCATCATAAACTAAATCCGAGTGCTCCTTAACAGGGAACACTCTTGTCTCATGGCAAGATAGTATCAACTTCTTTACAGGAGGCCTCTTACCTAATTTCATAAAATGATAGATTACAACATCATCTTTATTGAATTTAACATTCTGCTGACTGTCCCACTTACAAGTTACTCCGTCCCATTTCTGAGGCGTGTAAAAACAAGCGGCCCTACCTCTGCTATTGAAAAGATTTACAAGATTGTTAAAAGCGACAGTAGAGCCCCCAGGCCCACCCCAAGCACTAATTACTTTAATCATTTAGTTTGTACCCCGTATCTCGAATAGCTGCTTCATACAAATTAAATCTTGCAAGAGACTGCTTTCTACCATTAAACAAATCCTTAGTCTTGTCGTGAAGATTAAGACCAAGTTCAATTCTATGCTTCTTGTCCTTACAAAGTTTTGTAAGGACTCTGATCCATTCAGATCGAGGTGCTCCAGGATCAATTAAATACCCTGTTTCCCCGTTAACGATAGTATCATCATAACAACCAACATTACTAGCTACCAAAGGAATTTTATACCTTGAGCATTCTGCTACCTTGATGTCCGACTTAGAATCATTAAATTCGTTCATCTCAAGGGGTGCAATGGCAACATCCATATCAGCATAATATCTTCCATATTGATCAGGAGGGAGGGCATAGTGAATATTATAATTCTTATGACCTTTAAACCCATTAAGAAGGTGAGACATGTACTCAGGCCAGACTTGAGATTCCCAAGTTCCTTTTTTCTTAGGATCTGGTGGAGGATGTCCATAGAAATTCCATTGAACATTTTCTTTGCCAACTTTCTGATTCACTAAGTGGGGTATGGCATTGAAAACTTTTACATCCCCCCTGTGGTGAATGCCTGCCGCATACCCAATGCGGGTAAACTTAGCCTTCGTTTTCTTATGATTCCAAGCGGGCAATGAGTAATCAATTACGTTTTTTATAACCGCCATACATTTGCCCACATAAGGTTTAATTCTATTTGCAAACTTTATTTGAGTTACTGTGACCAAGTCGGCGTTATAGTAGCAGAACTTCGTAACCTCATCCAGCTTCTGCGTCTTGTACGTTTCATACAAGTGATGCTCTTCATAAAGTCCTGTTAATAAATCATCTGTATCGAAGTGAACAAACTTACCCATTTCCTTAGCTAGTCCAATAACTCTAGCGGTATAAGGGCCACCATATTTTAATATGTTTGCTACAAATACAATATCAGCCCAATTCATATCTCCAAGTTTTTCAGGTGGAGGAGTATAGTTCTTTTCAGGCACAACCTCTAAAGGATTATCAGTAAATCTTACCTCAACCTTTTCAGGTAGGATTTGCTGCATCATGGTCATAGGCGACAATTGTCTGTAGTAACTACAACCTCCATGATTCGCATACACAACGAGAATCTTTAACTTACGCATGAGCAATTATAGTGCTATGTGTATAAAAAAAACTACCTCAGGATTATAACCTGAGGTAGAAACTATGATTCTCTCTTCGTTTTTTTAAGACTTACGGTTATTAGATATGATAAGCGTAGTCAATCCAGAACCGACAATGACTGTTACACACAGTCCAAAGATGAAGATTACGTAATCAACCATCGCGGCACAATACCAAGTTTCCAAGTCCCAAGATAGAAGGAACCCATAAACCAACAAACAATCCTTCGTCTCTCATCCCATAGAACCAAAGACTCACAGAGAATAAGAAGGAAAGACCCGCACCAACGAGCACCAGCATGCGTGCTCGTTGGATTTCTTTTTGTTGAGAATCACTCATTTTTTACGCCGAAGCCGTAGGTTTCTTAACTTCGTCCTCAAAGACCTTCTTAGATCCTTCAGAACTGTGAGAGGCACCAATGGCCTTGCCAAGAGACAGAACAGCATCCTTGAGTTCCATCTTGCCATTGCCAGGAACAGCAGCCTTTACAGCAGCACCGTAGTGCTTACGCTTACGCTTGGAAAAGAGAAGTCCAAGACCCTCTAATGCGGCGACACCAGGGAAAACTGTGTTCAAGCCTCCAAGGGCCATGCTGATGGCAGAATCCAAAGCCTCTGCGCCTGGATCCATAACATCAACAACATCTGCCATCGGATCAAGCACAAATTGCTTATCTACTAAAACGACGGTCTCTCCTTTAGCTGCCATTTTACCTGCAACCTCTGGGGGAAGCATCCCAAGGTCAGCCGGAACTGCCTCAGCACGACCCGCAGGAGTCACATTGTCAATAGTTGTAACTACCTTGTCAGCGAAAAGACTTTCCGCCAAAGCACAACCAGTACATAACAAGCCCATCACAGTAGCGAAGAAGGCTGTAAACCAAAATTTCTTATTCATCATACTTGCAAATCCTCCCCACTGTCCGAGGTCGTCTCGGTCCTAATAGGGTTAAGAGAAGCTTCGAAACCCATAACGAGTTCCTTGCCCTTCTCGTAGCTATCAATCTCAACGAGAGACTGAAGGTTCAATTCATTATCCATCCACTCAGCGACCTGAGCGGGTGTTCCAGCACGCGACTTCTTATACTTCGCGCTAGATTCCACGAAACTCGGAAACTGACCCTGCCGCGTAATCTTCACATTGAAATCGTTACCTCTTTCGAGTGAGATGATCGTCGTGTTATCAGGATCGTCCTCGTCCTGATAGTCATCACTTATCATGGCATACATAACACGATCAAAAAGTTGTTGACTCATTGCCACATACTTAACCGGGTCTTCGCCAGCCTCTTCCAAGGCTCGGATAACAGCGATGGAGTAGTATCGAGCCTTTGGTTTGATCTTAACCGCAAGGTCGCCATACTTAGACTTAATATTTCTTCCATTCTCATCCTTACCCAGGTTGAGTTCCTTGTGACGCTTCCAAAGATCAAAGTAGTAATCGCACACAGGGCACTTCTCGTTCTGAGTCTTACGGCACTTGTAATTGCGCCACATACCCTGATCGTCCTGATACTTGTGTACCTGCCCCTCCGCGAAGAACTCAAGGGGATCTTCTTTTCCAGGAAGGAATCTAATAAGATTGTCACCATCCTCAAAGGTTGCCCAGTCAGACTTACCCCCGCCGCCAGTGACAGTGGGCTTGTTCTCTGACATCATGCTCTTGTGCATCTCACGAAGTTCTGCTAGTGTTTTTGCCATTGTATTTTGCTTAGTATTGATTTGCTGTTGAGTGCTAACAAGTTATTGGTAAAGCTTGGATTCCTGCCGACTGTTAGCGGAAAGCTGGACAAGCATGTCTTTCTTCATTTCAAGAGTGCTACAAATGCCCTTAGCATAACCGTAACCTTCCTTGAGACGAAGAACTTCTTTATTTAGATCTTCTGTTGATTCAAGTGAGTTAACATAATCCTCAGCAGCAACAGCCGTAAGTTTTACTCCCTCACCCCTCTTATTGTTTCTAGTGACAGCCTTGAAAGACTCCAGAGCGTCTTCAGCATTATCCAGGAGTCTTTTGGCTTTGATCATTATACCGTAATGATAGCCGTAAAGGGCAGAAATTTCACGAAGCTGATTAGCTACCTCATTAGGATCGCGGGCCACTTGGGCCATCTCCGATACTACATTTTGATAAGATTCCAGAGAAATATTGTTCGGATCAAGCATAAATTGTTGCAAATAATTTAGGGTTCAGCTTCTGGATGAGCATAGTCTGTTTTGTAAGAGCCACTACAAGCTGCTCATTAGAGACAAACATCCTTTGCTGGTCAAAGTTTTTCTCGTCTAGTCCCACTCCTTCAAGCATACAGTGATAGATTTCATGGATTATAGTCTCTCTAGCATCGAAATCAGAAAGATTCATTTCCAATTTAATTGCACGCTCGTCCCAGCAGCATACCCCATCAACTTTTTGGTCATCTTGATGAAGATCAGAGTGTAGTTCAAAGGTGAACGTAGCCCACCCTAACTCAACTGATCCAATCTCTTTATCTACAAACTTGTTATAGATATGCCTTTTTTCTTTGATAAAAGGAAAATCATTCGGCTTGCTGTTCTTCATGGGATGGCTCCTTCATTTGTAGGGTGGAGTAATCCACGCCAATGTTAATTAAGTAGTGCTGTTTTGAATCTCTAGCCTTGATAACGAAGACTCGCATGGCACCCTCATCATACTCCTCTTGATTCTGATTTAAAGAGATAACCCAATCAGCAGGACGAATTTTTCCATAGGAATCTCCAAGTTCAGCGTCCGTAATGATATTCACTCTGCGAGCTTGACGGTTAGTTTGAGAGGCAGTCCATACTAAACAATTTTGCTCGACCCCTAGACCTCGAAGCTCTTCGGCGATCCGCTGTTGAGCTTGATACTCAGAATCAATAATGCGATTCGGTCTTAGAAGTTCAAGGTAGTCTACGATGATCAAATCTGGTACAAAATTTCTGTGAAGTTTTAACTGTACCAATAGAGATCTAAGCTGATTAACATTGGAAGCTCCAGTAGGGAACTCCTTAATAATAAGCCTACCGTTAGTCTTCTCTTTCACTTCTTGTAGGCGACCTTTGAGCTTAATCTGAGCCTGAGGCTTCTTCAGGTCTGCGTTACGGATCTCAGTAAGAACAGAATCGAATCGCCCTGCAATCTTATCCTGACTCATCTCCAGAGACACATACAAAACATTCTTACCCTCGTAAATAGCATGTGCTCCCTGGTTTACAAGATAGAGTGACTTCCCTACGCCTGGGGGAGCAACCACCATCGCAAGCTCCTTAGGAGCAAGGCCACCCTCTAGGTTTCTGTCATGAGTCCTGAAAACAGTTCCGATCTTTGTTTGGTTTTTCTCCTCGTAAGAGCGACAAAGCCTAGCGTGAACATCATCAAAGTATTCTTGGCCAACATCAACATTACGATTTACGAGTAGAGCATCTTTAACAAGCTCCTCAACCTCAGCGATCTCGCCCTCTTCATTCAAAATGACGATAGCCTTCCTAACTGCTTGCTCCATGGACTTGTTCCGAGCAAAGACCTCAACAGTATCGAGCAGGAACTCACGATCACCAAGACACGACTTATCAATCGTATTAATCTCGGAAATAGTGTTCTCATAATCTACACCAAGATCAGATGCTCCAGAAACCGTAGCATTGATATAGTCGGGGAGAACAGAATCTGAAGGGAGTTTTTGATACTTGTCGTAGTAGTTCCGAACACCCAAGAAAACATTCTTGTATGCAGGAAAGTCGAAGTATTCAGGCTTAAGAAGAGGAACAATCTCCGAGAAGAACTCAACGTCCTTCTTGAGAAGATACAAACAACCACGCTTGGTGTTGTCTGAAATGTGATAGGGCATTCGGTATGATAGGTTCGGAGTTTACAGGATTCAGGATTTCTTATTGTTAGCACCTCGACCTAAAGTGCTTTCTTTAGTTAAAGTTCTATTCACGTTTTTTATACCTTCTGTTTTTGCTGCAACTTCTTTATCATTTAACTTCCTAACGATGCCTTCTTTGGCTAGCTGTTCATAGTTAGGCACAATCTTTGCATAGTGTTGATGACTATCTTGTCTACGTTTTTTTGTTGCAGCAATAGACTCCTCTAGGAACTTATCACCTTGTTTTTTATCCATTCCGTAATGGTGATATCTCATCCTCTCCTTGAGAGCATGGTATGAATTTCTACCGTGTTTAATTGAGGGTGCCCCTTCAACTATGCGCTCACCTTTGCCTCCACAAAGGCAATCCACAACATCGGGAGGCATGTCCCCATACTTAACTTCCTTGTAAACCTCATAATCCCTGGGGTCATCCCAGTCAGGAAGAGCATCGATATCCTCCTGACTGAGACTACTAACCAAGACTTGCTCAGTAAACACATCGTCCACCAAAGGAATGTGACGCAGTTCCTCTTTGTCACATTCCTCGCAGTAATAGTTATAGTAAGGCATTAAGCGCCACACTCCCCGCCAATTTTGCAAGCCTCAACAACCATCTCAGCCTCAGCTTGCTCACTTGCAACAAGCTCCTTAGCTTTAGCAATGTTTTCGTCGGTTAGTGGGAGTGCTTTAAGAGGCTCCATACCTTTTGAACCAGCACGATAAACAGTCATGCCCTTAAGGTATGGAGCATACTTCAAAGCCATCTTAGAGACAACTTTATGGTCAGCATCTTCAGGAAGATTAATGGTCTTGCTGATTGCATTATCCACATACTTCTGAATACAGGCTTGAACTGCCATGTGTTGCTCAGGAGTAATATCGTAAGATCCTACGATGTGACGACCATTGCCGCCAGATTCAAGATCTTTTTTGAACAGAGGATCTAGAACCATTTGAGATTTCCAAGTATTTCCCTCACGATAACGGCGGTCATACATAGGAGCAAAGATAGGCTCAATACCCGTAGATGCACCGTGAATCATGCCGACAGTTCCTGTGGGAGCGGCAGTAAGCATGACTGCATTACGGATACCATGCTCCTTGATGAGCATTCTGATGCGAGCCGGAAGTGTCTTAGCAAACTCCTCATTAAGATACTTCCTGGCGTTGAACTCAGGAAAGGAACCACGCTCGCGAGCGATGTAAACCGAGGCAAGGTAAGACTCATTGCGAATCGTAGTGTAAAGACGATCAATGAATTCGATGCACTTGTCAGTACCATACTTGATGCCGAGCTTAATCAGCATGTGGTGCAGACCCATCGTGCCAAGGCCAATACGACGCGATCGATCACCCGCAATCTTACACTCCTCAATCGGATAATGGTTTGCAGTCAGGGTGTTGTCTAAGAATCGAATGCCAGTGCGAATAGTTCTAGCAAGTCGGTTCCAATCTAAATCACTAGCATCCTCGTTTACCATGTTAGAAAGGTTAACGTGACCCAGACAGCAGTTAGCATACGAGTCCAAGGGAATCTCACCACAAGGGTTGGTGGCATTCATGCGAAGGAAGTATGACATGTTGGTGTATCGGTTGGTCAGCGACAGGTTAAAAATACCCGGCTCACCAGACTTAACCGCATTTTCCCACAAACGATTCCACAGATCAATGGCCTTGAACTGAACTTCCTGAACATCTTCAAACTGATCGTCCCAACCGCGAAGATGGTGTTGCTTTGCACGGCCCAGGGCATCCTCTTCCGACAATCCAACAATGTTGATAACTTCACTGTGGCCGTCGCTAGAGATTCTATTTGCTGAGTAGACCTTGTAGTCTCTGTTGCCAAACTTGAACTGCCAGTTGTCGTCATTCTCACAAGCTTCAATAAACTTATCAGTAATTGCAACTGAGATGTTGAAGTTCGTTAGCTGAGAAAGATCCAGCTTAATATGCAAGAAGTCCAGTAGATCAGGGTGATCCACATTAAGTTCCGCCATAAGTGCGGTCCTTCTGTTTTTACCTGCTTTAACATGATTTCCTACCTCATTAATCATTTGCATCACTGACACTGAGCCAGGAGCGGAGTTCTTTACATTACCAATATCATCGCCCTTCGGACGAATCTTAGAAAAGTTGAAGCCAATGCCACCGCCTCCACAGGAGATGCGATACATATCTTGAATGGTTTTACCGATAGATTCTACACTGTCTTCAGGCTCAATGGCATAACAATTTAGAAGATTCTGCTGGCTACGACCAGCACCATAAATGATTCTACCACCAGGGACGAGGTCACCTGTGCTCAAAGCATCATAGAACTTCTTCTCATACTTTTCAATTTCTTCTTCACTCTCAACAGAGGCGATGTGTTTCGCCATCGCCTTGCATCTCTCTGAATATTTCGTTTCGCCTGGGTAAGCGTAACGAGACATGAAGATTTCTTGACCCATACTATCCAATTGTTTAATTGCCATGATTGACCTTACTAATACCTTTGTGTTTTCTAACTGTAATCGCGTTTGTATCTCCCAGAAGATCCTGTAAATAATTGTTGTGTGTAATCACTAAAACCTTCTTCTCAGGATTCTGGGATTCAAGAGTGCGAAGAAGATTGTTGACGGCCAAGATACCAGGATTATCGATGTTATCACAAACCTCATCGAAGAACAAGAGGTTGCAATCAGTTCTCGAAATCTTAGAGCTAAGATCTTGAAGGGCAAGCATTATAGCTAGGTTGACCTTTCTTTTCTCACCTCCAGATAAAGAAATATACTTGGTCTCTACCTTGTTATTACAAATGGTTTCAGACAACTCGTCATTGAACTCTAAAGAGAACTGCCCACCAGTCAGAATTGAAACATACTCGTTAGATCGTAAGTTGAAGTAATCCAAAATGTTCCTAATGATGTAACGAATAAGCCCCTTTTCTGAGAAGGCAATCTCCCAGAACTTCATAACCTCAAGTAAAGAATCAAGCTTCAGCCTTTTAGCTTCGTATTCCTCTAACTGTGCCGATACTTGGGATAGTCTATGTATGCTACTTTGAGCATTTTCTATCTGTTTATTTTTTTTATTGTATTTTGCCCACTCAGATGAAGAGATCTTTGGCTTTGATGTCTCATTGATGTCTCTGAGATCCTTAATTAGAATCTCTTCCTCTTTGATGCGGTGAGCAAGCTCATCTGCGTCCCCACCAAGGCTGATAATATCTTGCTTGGTTTGAGACTTGGTGTATTTGCTTTTCATTCTCTGTGATCCTTGCTTCAGCTTTTAGAATTTTTTCCAAGCTGGGTAGCTTAACCAACTTATACTTCTCATCAGGAACTTCAGCCTGCAACTTATCTTTCTCGTTGATAAGGTTAGCTAGCAGGGTTCCAATCACCTTCAACTCGCCCTGATAAGAAGACTTCAGTTGCTTAACAGAGGCACGCTTTGAAAAGATATCATCGAGGTTGAAACAGTTCTTGATAATCTTGCGCTTATCCTCTGGAGTCGAGTCGAGGAAAGTAAACGTAGAGTGCTGACCAAATACTACTGATGCCAGGAAAGATTTATAATCACTTTCAAGCAATTCCTCTAATGCCTCTTGAGTTTGAGTCGCATTGGCCTTGTTCACCAGGGTGCCGTTAACCTCTACGTCCAATCCAGTGGGTCTCTTAGACCTCGTAATTACAATGGTGCCAGTACCCTTCTTGTCAATTTCAACGCACACAGAGCAATCCTTGCCAGCCTGAGAGTTAACTAGAGCCGCCTCAGTAGACTTTCGGATCGTGGTGCCATAGATACCCCAGGTGACAGCCTCAAATAAAGCACTCTTACCCGCGCCGTTAGATCCTCCACTATCTTTATTGTGACCAAGTATCCTGGTGATACCGGCAAGATTGGAGAAATCTAATTCTAAACTCTTAAATGAATAGAAGTTTTTAGCTTTGATCTTCTTGATCTGCATAATCTTTGATAAGGTTTAACCCCTCCTCTAGTCTCTCCTTCGGTATTGTTGAACATTGCTCTTCAATATACTTCCCAATGATATCTGCATCAATTACAGTTAAAGGCACATTAGGATCATAGCCAGACAATCTTTCATTTAGAGTGTCGTCGTAAACAGGCTGAAACTTTAAATCCACGTAAGCCACTTTAAATTTATTAGCGATGTCGGCGCGAAGAAGAGATGGTGGATCTTCTGAAAATTTATCAATGGTTACTCGCAAAAGAGTGAAGTAATTAGAATCCGATATCTCGTCCTTCATTGCCTCAAGAGCATCGTAAGGAGCCTCATAGAATCGTGGTCCAAATCCTACTTTAAATTTATTAAGTGGACCCCAGCCGCCAGAAGTTTCTTCCAACACACCCACATAATGTTCATTATCGGATTCACCAAAATTAGTAGACCAGGGAGTTCCCAAAATAGTTACATGCTCATCCTCAACATACTTATGAATGTGTCCTAAAATAGTGCGGCACCCAAAGTCCTTCAGTTTAAGATCAGAATCAAAGCCACGGATACCAAGGTGAGCAGGGCAATAGCTGAAATGGCCGAAAGCGATATAATTATCATCAGATCCTCTATGTAGGTGCTCCTTAATCGTCTCTTCGTTTTCATAATGTGGTATCAACAAGAATTTAAGATCAATATCAGTTAAGGTCTGCTGGACAAGCCGCACTTTCGACCCTGGGTAGCAAAGTGTTTCCAGCGCAGTCAACCCGTCATCGTTTCTATTTTGCGAATCATGGTTTCCTCTGAGCACGTAAATGAATTTAAGTCCTGGCGTGAGTGCCAGTTTCTTAAACATCTTATGAGTTGCTACGATTACCTCTGGAGACGGTTTTCTGTGGTGATAGATGTCACCTAAGAAAACAACGTGAGTAGGCTTGTGCTCATTGACAAGCCGGATCGTAGATTCTATTTGGCTCTGGAGATACCCTTCACACTTGGTATCATAGTGAGTATCTCCAATGATCAAGCATTTCTTCACAGACTCTCCTTTGTAATGCCTAGTTTGCAAAGATCATCTCTCATTAGCTCGTAAATTCCTTCAGCGAGCATTCTAATTTCATACTGAGCATCTGGCTTTAGCCGTTGATGCAAGAACCAGATAACGCTTTGCAGGCTAAGGGTCCAGTATGCTTTGGTATACATACACTGAGGGAGAACGCCTCTTGCTTGCTCCTTGGCTACCCCATTCTTAATCATGCGATTATACATGTAAAGAGCGTTAGAGCATAACTGATTCATATACTCGATGACCTCACCAGGATACATATACCCCATGGTATTCTCATCCATCGGATTCTCATACTTACCAGAAGACTGCTTGTTACCGTGTGGAGGATTAGACCTTAATTCCGAAGGAATATAGTAATCGTCTGAAGTCTTAGTATATCTGCCACTAACCTCATTCCAGGAGCATCCCTTGTCGATATCATACAAGTGGTCGAACTCCTCAATAAATATCTCCCTTCCGTCAGCTTCTACTGACCTAAACCCCGAACCAACTTGATATTTCATCAACTGCCGTGCCACAAAAATAGGCAGCTTTACTTGAAATGTATAGTAGCTGTGACGGAAGGGAGATGTGTGTTCATGCTTCCACAGAAACCTAGTGAGTCTCTGGTCTTTCTCATCAAATTCATCCTTCTGAAAATCGTAGGAGCATCTTGCAGCATTTACTGTCTTAAGTGCTGAATCAGCCATCATACGGTCAACCAAAGAAACGGAACTCTTTTTATCTTTAAGAAAGTCTATCATAGAGGTACATAGTGTAGGAGTATTATAGCCGTGAGCAGAAGTAACCTTAGCGTTTTATTAGAAAAAAGAAAAGGCACCATGCCAAAGAAATTCTCCGTAAAAAGTGGTGACAAGTCTGCGGCAGGTGGACTTACTGCTAAAGGAGTAAAAAGATACAGGGCTGCAAACCCTGGTTCTAAGCTAAAGACTGCTGTTACCACAAAGCCCTCAAAGCTTAAAAAAGGTAGCAAATCTGCTAAACGTCGCAAGTCTTTCTGTGCTAGAATGGGGGGTATGAAGAAGCGTATGACATCGGCTAAAACTCGTAGAGATCCTGACAGTCGTATCAACAAGGCTCTCCGTAAGTGGAACTGCTCTACAGATGTTAACCCTGGCATGAAGGCTTCTATTGCTGAGAGGGTACTTGAAAACTTGACCGATCAACAAGGCAAGAAAGTATCAGGACTTACACCAAAAGAAGCTAGAAAATTCAGAGGGATGCAGGCATCGGTGCCTGTTCGAATGGCCCTCCGTCGCCCTAAGAAACAAACGACTACTAGTACCAAAACAGATACTGAAAAGAGAGATGCAGGTGGCAATTAAAAAGAAGAATCCATACGCCATCTGCACTGCTTCTGTCGGTCGAAAAGACATGAACAAATATGAGCGTTGCGTTAAGAGCGTCAAGAAAGAGTCTATCGCAGTCATTGCAGAAGCTTGTTGGAAAGGTTGGGTTCAGAAGGGATTGAAGAAGAAGGGTAACCGAATGGTCCCTAATTGCGTCAAACAGTAAAGCATACTATATAAGAGTATGTTACTTGCAGCACTACTCGCCTTTGCCCCACAAGGACCCGTGGGTGTAAATTTAGAAACAGTCACTGACTGGCATCAACAAACCCCGTTTGTGAACGCCTTTAAAAGTTCTCGCGAGTGGGTGAGCCATCAAGCTAGCCCTTTTTCATGGGGTGGTGGGCCTGCAATCAACACAGACGATCTTGGGTGGCCTCAAAGTCTTGAGCCTAATCAATGGATTGAATCTATCATCTTTTCTGACGGGTCTCCTAATTACCCCGATGGTATCTATAACATTCGTTACGATGGTATCGGAACTCTGAAGCCTTTGGCAGGTGGTAACGGATCTGTTACGATTGTAGAGCAGAATCCAGGTCACATTAAAATTAATTTACAGGTTCCGAGCGATGGGTATTTTACTCTTAGGATTACAGACATCGTGCAGCCCATTGAAAACATTCGAGTATATCTTCCTGGGTATGATAACTCCAACAGAATATTCCACCCTGATTTTATGAAGAGCTTAGAGCCTTTCGATACCATCAGATTTATGAACTGGGGTCGGACAAACGATAACCCTGTGATTCATTGGTATGAAGCCACTAACTTTTTTAATTATACTCAGGCTACTTCGGAGGGAGTTCACCCTCTTTACATGATTGACCTGTGCAACAAAACAAAAAAGCACATGTGGATCTGTGTGCCTCACATGGCAAACGATTTATATGTTCAGTATCTTGCACTGCTATGTCGAATAGTTTTAGATCCATCACTTACAATTTATTTAGAATACAGTAACGAAGTTTGGAATGGCATCTTTGATCAGTGTCAATACGCTCAAAACGAAGGGACAGCGTTAGGATTACACCCTCAACCTTGGCATGCGGGTTGGCGTTATTATTCTCAGCGATCAATTGAAGTTTTTAACCTATTCTCAAACATTTACAACCCATTAAATCAAAGAAGACTCGTTCGCGTATTGGCAGGCCAAAGTGTTAACCCTTGGGTCAACAGACAAATCATGGATTGGCAAAATGCCTATGAGAATGCAGATGCTTTTGCAGTTGCTCCTTACTTTGGTGGGTCGTTAGGAAATCCTAGTAACTACCCACAAGCCTCTACGTTCTCTGTTTCTCACATTCTATCTCTCTGTCAGATAGACCTTGATGACAATCACAATGTGTATACTAGGCAGAATAGAATTGATACCACACAGAGAGGCTTACAGCTATTAGCTTACGAAGGTGGTCAGCACCTAGTAGGAGTGGGATCTGCACAAAACAATCAAGCTCTTACAAACTTATTTGTACAGGCTAACAGAGACCCAGGAATGCGTCAGTTATATTACAATGACTTGAATCGCTGGTTTGGGGAAGGTGGAGATCTATTCATGTTATACCGAGCCACAGGTGATCACGGTAGATACGGATCGTTTGGTTTGCTTGAGTGGCAAACACAACCTAGATATACAGCACCTAAATGGATGGGTGTAATGGATTATCTAGGTCGTTAGAGTTCATACTCAACACCATTGCCAAAGCTTGAGCCAACCTCAATGTCTACACCGAGAGGGACTTGCAGGTTGATACCGAAGTTCTCTCTCAGGTAGTAGTAGTTCTCAAGCTCATCCTTAACTATCTCTACCACGCGCCTAGTTTCATTCTTAGGTGCAATCAATTCGATGGAGTCGTGAACCGTGGCTACAACCTTAGCCTTTAGGTTTCTGAGCTTTTCAATCACACCCAGCATACCACACAGAAGAATGTCGCTAGCCGCAGATTGAATTGTGAAATTAAGCCCCTGACGAAAAGCCTCTCGACGAACACCCTTAAAAGGTGATCGAATGTTAGGCAAATGACGGTAACGACCAAAGATAGTCTTGGCGTACCCAAACTGTTTGATGTAGTCATCAATGGTTTGCATATACTTACCTACACCAGGGAATGCTCGCATCCAACTGCTGATGATCTCCTCCGCTCGTTCCTCAGGAATATTACGCTTTGATGCAAGCGTATAGGCAGTGCCTCCATACACCGTCAAGAAGCTAACTTCCTTTGCGATCTGTCGTTCAAGCTTGCTCACATCCTCAGGATCCTTGTTGAAGGTTAGACCCGCAGAATAACTGTGAAGATCTACGCCAGACCTAAAAGCCTGAATCATGTTTTGCTCATTGGCGACGTGAGCGAGAACTCGTAGTTCCATCGCCTTCATGTCGATAGTGATGAAATCGTGACCCTTGGGTGCCACCACGTAATCACGAATGTTCACATCAAGAGACTCTCTCGGCAGCGTGTGGAATGATACACCAATCTTATCATCCTTCTTCCTGCCAACGTTTGCACCCGAGTTGGAAATGCGTCCGGTCACAGTGCCATCAATGTTATACTTAACATACATCCGACTGTTACCAGTATTCTTCAGAGCAGTGCGAGCACCTTCAATATATACAGAGTGCAACTTGGTCAGCTTCTTGTATTCAGAGAATCGATCGAAGAACCTCTTAGCAGCCTTCAACTGATCGTCCGTCATGTTGTTTAGAACTGCCTTGGCAATGTTTACTTCTTCATTATTCACTCTTAAGACCTCTTGCTGCGAACTCTTCCTCGACCATAGACTTCACCTTGGACAAGGTCTCCTCATTCGTAGACGGAGCACCCTTTTTGGTGAACTCGAAAGGATACAGTCCGAGACCAAAGTCTTCAACCTGAATCCACTCACCTTTCTCATCTTTCACAAAAGAGTAGATAACCTTTACAAGCTGGCTGGTTGAGTTAAGGTTAGTCCCTTTTTCTAACCCAGCAGCATCGCGAAGGGCGGCGTCTGCAAGCTTGATCTTCTCTTGCAACTGAGCGTCCAATTCGTTCATCTTATCCTCGTCGATCAGCAGACCTTCATACTCCATGTCGAGGAATGCAACAGTGAGAGGTGCAATCAGTTTCTCATACAGCTTCTCTAGTTTCTTCTGACGTACTTCATCAAGAAGCTTCGCGTAGACCTTGGCAGTAGCGTAGGTATCCTTGGCGTTACCATCAGCACATTGAATGAGTGGAATGTTCTTCCAATCAAATTTCTTACCTTCAACTGTAAGCATTAGAACTTCTCGTCGGGAAAATAGTAGTAAACAAGATCAGCCAGAGACTTAGGCACATCCTCTTTATAAAGGTGCTGTAGAAGTTTTGTGTCGAAGATATTATACACCTCATCCACACCATACCGCTTCAAAAACTTAAGGTCGAAGCCTGCATTCTGCAAGACCTTTCGGTTCTTCCTATTACGCATCACATCGCAAACAAACGTCATGAACTGGCCCTTAATCCTGTAGCTGAGTTTTGCATCCTTGTGATCAATAGGCAGGACCAGAGTCTTTCCAAGCTCCCCCGTATCGCGATCGACCAGAGTCATAGAAACGGTATGAATCGTATCTTGCAGGAAGTTAAGACCTGTGGTCTCAATGTCTACAGCGACATCCAAATCAGTATCGACAAAGCTCTGATCGAGATCCTCAGAAGTGGTGGCCAAAGTGTATGGAACGCGAGCCTCTGTGGCCTTCCCTAAAAGCTCATTATTTACAGCATTCTCTAGGTCGGTTCTGAAGAGATATGCGTTCTTAGGTTCTGCTAGGACCTGAAAAGGGTGCATAATTGGCACTACCTTGAACTCCGTGTCTGCCTCCGTAACCATGGTATCACACTTGCCTCTAACTTTACTATCATCCTTAGCCTTCCCATACAGAACAGTGGTTGCAACCTTACCGCAAGCAAATACCATCTTAGGTTTAAAGTGATCAATAGTGTCGTGCAAGTGAACCTTACAGGTCTTCTTGATACCAGTAGACAGGTTGTCTGAGGTAATGGTGGGGCACTTTACAGCAGTGGTAAATGCAAAGGAAAAATCGTGCTCAAGCCTCAGAAGCTCTCGCGTAATGATATCTTCTTCTTGAGGGCGGAACGCCTCATACTGACCCTCAAATATCTTAGCTGAGTCCGAGATGAATAGAATATCTACAGGGGCATCTGCGTATTCGTAGTCTAAGATTGTGTGCCTGGGGATCTGCATGGTCAGTGCAGGGCATCCTTCACACTTAGGATTATCACCTTGAAAACTTAGCTGTGGCATAAGACTATGATAGTAGATGGCGAATTACATTGACAACAAGAAATTTGAGGAGTTAATTCAACTTTTCAAGTCTGGTGACAAGACCAAGGAAGAGGAGTTGTTCGCCATGTTCGACCTCTTAATTGATCGTTTGATTTTATCCTTCAAGTTCAAGGTAGATCTTGAAGAATCTAAACAAGAGTGCTTCCTATTAATACTTAAAGTCCTTAAGAACTTTAATAGGGATTCTGGTCAAGCCTTCAATTACTTTACAACTGTCATCTTGAATAATCTTCGACTTCTTTATTCTAAGAATAAAAGATATTCAGAGAAGTTGGAGGCTTACAAATGCCTTAAAGACGGGAACTATATTCCAAGTTCCGCGCCTACCGACCCGTTGTAAGTTACAACGCGAGGGAATGACTTGTGAATTACCACAAGCATTGGGAGTTGGTCATACCTTGAGAGGCATGATGTCGAGATAGTCTCTTTATGATGCTTGATGCAGGACTTAATCAAGTCTAGACAATTGGGCACTTTAAATATATCTATCACGTTCAAATCCGTAGTACCACCAGTGGGTAACCGATCATTAAAAAAGTTACACGGTTTATCCCACTGATTAGTAATCAGATAATATGATGTCTTTTTAGATTGAATGCTGGAGGACACCACTGACTCTAGGTGCTTAGTGTTCTTTATATGAACACTAGTAAAATTATTCTTCTTCTTGCTCATTTTTTTCCGACTCAGGGTTTTCTTGATTTTCCGCCTGCTGTTTCTTATGTTCTTCAATCATCTGCTGAATCTGCTCTGTCATTGCATTGCAGCCAGCAAAAAAGATTTGTTTATAGAACTCATCCTCAGGGAGTTGCTCTGGCTTAATTTTAGAGAAGTTCTTGAACCCCTCTGCTTCTTCTTTTGAAAACTTAATTTGAATCTTCATACGTCCTCTACTCCTTTCGGTTACTTTAATTTTAGCATCGTCTAGTGAAAATGATACTTTATCCATGAGTCTATTATAGTCTAAAGGATTAGATATGAAAGACGATTTTGATGTGTCACCGTTGAAGAAGAAGAAAAAAGTAAACTCTAGAGCTAAGGGTAACAGGTTTGAGAACAAGGTTGCTAAAACTTTGAATGAAAGATTCAATACCAAAGAGTTTTGTAGAACTCCTGGATCAGGTGCATTTGCTACAACTCATACATTACCTGAATACTTAAAAGTATATGGAGATTTAATTACTCCTCAAAAGTTTAAATACATCATTGAATGCAAGAAAGGATATAATGAAGAACAAGTAAGTGATTTATTAAATCCTAAATCAACAATTTCAAAAATGATAGCTCAGGCTCATCGAGATTCTAAAAAATCATCGAGAAAGTTTTTATTGATCATCGGTCAGAATCGAAAAGAACCCGTGGCTATAACTAACGAGTTGAATCTGCCAGTCAAAGGTCCAAGCTTCGTAGGATCATCTGGGGATGTACAAGTTGCAATGTTCAAGCTTGCAGATCTAATTAATATCGATGACAGCTACTTTTTCTTGAATGATGCCTAGAGCTTCTCTTAGACCATCCAAAGCCTTAACTATCGTTGAAGAGTTTTCTTTACTCTTTCTCTTGTCGTATCTTTGATTGGTAGCTTTATTTACAGATAATGTTGTTTCATTATTTACTATTGTTTTCTGACCTTTGGTCCTACTAGGCTTTGCGTTCGTGTTCAATGCAACGCTAGCATCACCAGAGGAATAAACTATTAAACCCTTTGAGAAATCAGACTTATTAGTATTGATATCCCAACCACCTTTACCCTTAACTATATCTCGAAGCACATCATTTCTTGAGAGTACTTGGCTTTCACCCGTGCTCCAACTAATTGCAGTCTCATTAAGCTTAGGATCGTCAGATCCACCAGCGTGATACATTTTTGATGCTAGCCATCTCTTTGCTGACTCACTTCTTTTAGGATCACCAGAGTTTAAATCATTCTCAACCTTTTTGTAAGTAAGCATGGTAGCTACTTCTTTTTGAAGTCTTTCGTAGAGTGCCCCAGCAGTGTAAGAATTGCCATACGTATTTTTCAAATATTCTAACTTTCTTTTGATTGTGGCTCGCTCGCCTTTAGTTAGCTGGTCATAAGTTGAGTTATCTGTGATTTGCTTATCCAGCATATCAACAAAAGTTTTACCAGCATCTGCTTTGATCTTTTCCCCACCCCGAGTAGTAACTATCGCCTCATAAGGAACCTTAGATATGTCTCTTGAAATGCTATCTATATCATCGTTATATTCTTGCATTTCGTTCCAAGCCTCTGATCTACCTCTCTTTGAAACTCCTAGGTCATCAAGCATTGTATTTATCAACCCTGCATGAGGACCGCCGTCCAAAGGTTCCTGCATCATTTCTTTCTGAGAATTCTCACTGCCTTTACCCCAGGTTACATGCTTCAAAGATTTGTATGCTTTCATACTTGTCTTGCATACAAAAATTTGATCATCACCACTAGAAGCTAGTCCAGATTCAATAGCGGCATTTTTCTCTCTTTCGGACATATGCCCCTTCTCAACCATTTCATCCAGAGTGGTTACCTGATAGTTATTAGGATTGAGTCCAGACTTCTCCAAGGCTTTTTTAGCTTTTTCTTCTGTTGAGAAGTATTCTCTAATATCCTGCCTATTGCCAAACCTTGTCTCCTGCCCTGCTTCAGTGATAAACTCTGGGTTTCTATCTCTAACAATTGCTAAAGATAACTCCAACATCCTCTTGTAAGTAGAACCCTGCTTATCACTTGTAAATAGTTCTTTCAAATTGTTTACAATCTCTGAGTCCTCTGGAGATAAGCCAGCAGTTTTCTGAACTAAGAATGCCGTTCTAGCAGCGTCACTTAGCTTCTCCATCTTTTGTCTAAGCTGTCTAGAAGCTAATGCTATCTCTTGTGCCAACCCTTCGGGTATCTGTCCTTCAGATTGTTTTATTTGATTAGCTCTGAGCATCAAGATCGCAACTTTTTGAAATAATTCAAATCCGGTTCCTAGAGTATTGTTATCAGACCCACCCCCTACATCATCACTTAATATACTAATTTCAGGAATACCGTCTTCGTCACAAGCTTTAAACGCCTCTTCGATCGTATCTTTCAACAAACCTTTATCATCGGTAAATACGAGAGCCTCAGACAAATCAGCATCCGCATAAGGAGAGAATACCAGTTCACCCCTACCTGTTTTTCTAATGTTTTTTGTAAACGCTTGTTGACCTGTTGGACATTCTTCTGTGGCCAGAGATCTCATCATGTTTTCTAAGGTTTCCGAAATACCAACAATTGAAGAGTCGGGTAATACGCCTTCTTCAAATGTAAACCCATCGAACTCTCTATTGTAAACAAGATATTTATTACTTTCAGAAAGTCTTCGCTCAAGGGATTCAGCACGACGCCCAAAGAAAGCTGATTTATACTTGGTGGCACTCTTACCAATGCGATCAAATGCACCTTGAATAAAAGCAGACATCCTGAAGAAAGCATTGCTAGCCGCTTCTCTAGCTTCTTCAGTATCAAATTGACCCTGACCTATACTTTCTCCTGCTACTGCTCCTTCTCCTGCAATTTTTCTTGCCTTCTCCTCTTCCGTTTCTTCTTTTTCAGGCTCGTCGCTTGGTCCTGCAAGCATGGTGAGTATAGCTGCGAAATCTTTTGGATTTTTACCTGAGGCTATGCTGTTTCCGTCCCAAGTTGCTAACCTTCCACCTACACGAATGCCTCCCTTGCTATAAGCTTCAACCTTAACCGTGGGCTTATCAGTATTTGGAGTTTTATTCTCAACTTCAAACTTCATAGTTTGTGCTGGTATGCCTTGCCCAACCTTACCAGCAATCACCTGAGAAGCTTTTTCAATGCGAGGATCGGCCTCTTGCTCCAACAGTCGAAGCTTACGACCGTGAACTTTACTAAAACGCTCCAGAAGTTCTGTTACAAAATCCATAACTTATAATAGACAAATAGCCTTCTCTCTTATTTAGAGAGAAGGCTATCTCAACTTGCAATAGAGGGTTTACTAGTCTCCCGTCTTAGTGTAATCAACGAAGTCGTAGCGGAATGTGCATTCGATCGTTGAGAACTCGTTTGTCGAGTAATTCTTTTCAGAGAATCGGACACCTGTGGGGTAGACTCCGTAGACCTCAATTTCAGCGTGAGGTTCCATGGTGTTATCAAGCTCCACAATCGTCATCTTGTTAGCCTTAAAGCCACCCGGTCTAGTGCCACCAGGAGCAGCAAACTGAGTCATATCACCTGTGATCGGGTCATAGATACTCTTGAACCAGTTCCACAGAGCAGGGGACGAGTCTGCGACATACAGGTTGTCGAAAGTAACTGTGATGTTTTCAGGAGTAAACTTACCAGGGTAGTACAGCCTGTCATTCACACGATCAACCACGATGTCTTCAACCGAAACGGCAACAGGAGAAACTTGCTTCGCAGCTAAGGTTAAGCTATCACCAGAGTTTGAGAAGCCTGGAGGAAGTCCTGCAAAGCGAACCTCAAACTGGTATGCCCTTACTGAATCGATATCTTGAGAGATTCTAGGCAGCGCATTACCTGCATCAAAGCCTCTGTTTTCTTTGTAAAAATTTGCCATAATTATTACCCGTTAATGGTTGCCGATTGGCTTGTGAGGTTAACTTCGAAGACAACCGTCTCAGCAACCTTAGTCGGCTTGATGCTTACCGAGCACCAAAGCTCGTTTCTATCAACTCTCAGAGGAGTGTTCGTGGTGGAGTCACACTTGACAGCACCCTCAGTAATGGCTCTTCTACCAATCAGATCGCTGAGGAAAGGACTAATAGCATTCTCAACCAACTCCCAGGTGAACTGATCGTTAGGCTCGAACTGGAAAGGCTTACCGAGCGAAAGCAATGTCTTTCGAACGAAGATCATCAGTCTACGAACGTTAACTCTGTCGAGCGCGGTCGGAGTTCTTTGAGTGGTTTTCTGACCGAAGATCACAATACCACCTGTGGGATCTTTCTTGATCGGGTTAAGAGCGTTAGCATATAGCGTATCTCTATCGCCTTGATTGAGACTTTGCTCAGTGTCAGTGGGCTTGGTTAAGCGACCTCTATTCAGGCCAGCAGGAGCAAACCAAGGCTCCGAAACGTTGTCAGTAAAGACGCATTGACGCGCAGCAAAGATCGCCGGATCATACCATTCTTCAGCACCAGCGAAGGAGTTAAAGACTTGAACCCAAGGCCAGTAAGCAGCAGCGTAAGAAGAGTTTACAGCAGCAGTTCTAACACCCTTACCGTTGAGCCAATCAACAGCGTTTTGAACACTGCCCAGAGCATAAGGAGGAGATATCAGAGCTAAGAAGTTTTTGGACGACTCAGCAAGCGTGATAAGCTCATTCTGAACATTATCATCTGTAATACCCGGCACCGAAGCTATTGAGATGTTCAGCGAATCATCGTCTAAAGCGTGAATACCTGTCTTGGTAGCGGCGTTTCCGATGATGGCAGTTTCCGAAGTCGAATCCGGTTGATCGGTCCCTGTAATACCATAGCCACTATCTCCACCACCCAAGTTGTAGGTGCCTTCAACCAGTTTAACAAACCTAGGCTTCTTAGAAGGAAGACCCGCATCAGCAGTCGAGGCAAGATCAACTGCCGTCTCCAGCTTATCACTGATTACATCTGGGAAACCCGTGTAATCGCTGGCGTCCGATTTCTTGAAAGCATTAACGTAAATGTAATCTGACTTAGCATTGAGTTCATCATTTTGAAGAACTTCCTCAAAGAAGTCGGCACCCGATGCAACAAGAGATCCGACAAAAGACTCGGCTTGCGAGCCCTCGTTGTTCACGACCACTCTATCTTTAACCGATCTGTTTTGAACTTCAACCGAAATTCCCTGAGTTGTACCGTCTCTTAAAGAGCTAAGGTTGTAACCAGTGCCAGGGTATAAGCTGTAAGCTTTAAGACAGACACTGCTAATTGTAAAGCCAGTTGTTTGGACAGAACTGGCGAGGTTGGGGTTACCGTCACCCGCAGGCACGCTCGAAGCATTCCCATCCGCATTTATCGGAAGGAATCTAAATCCAGAGTCAACGACACCAATTCCACCGTATGGCCCTGTGCTAGACAGTTGCATAGCAGCGCCTGACCCTGCAAACTTGGAGGCAAGCATCAGAGTACTACCACTCACAGCAGCATACACAGGCTGATCATCAACGAGAGTCGGATCAAAAGAGTTAAAGAGAACATCCTTTCTTGTTTTAAAGGTTGTCGAGGAAGCCGGAACAGTTACTAAACCACTAGCTTTAAATGTTCCCGTACCATCACTAACACTGTAGTAGATCGAAGATGGGGCAACTGGGTTCCAGTTACCCGAAAGTGCAAATGCAGGAGCAGCGCCCAATTCAATATTGGCGCTGGCCTCCAACTTGTCAGTGCCCGCAGCGCGAACAAAGTACAATTGATTCGTAGCTTCAAGAATTTCCAAAGCGCCTTCTAAGCCTTGACCAGGGATAGCGGAGTTAGGCTTACCAAAGTTTTTAAGAAGGTTTGCTTGGCTAGTGATTAGTGTGGGCTTGTCAGTGGGGCCTCTATCAGCAAACCCCACAATACCCACTACGCTGGAATTAACGTTAGGGGTGTAGATTGAAACATCATTCTCAAGAACTACAATGGAAGGACTAGTAGGTATTGCCATGATTAATTACTCTTTTTAGTTTTCTTTTTAGGTGCTGGAACAGAGGGAGCAATCGGCACCGGAGGCTCTTGCACATTGGTAACTTTTACCATTCTCCTCACGATAAGATTATCAAGAACTCTACCACCCCAAGAATCAGGAACTTCTATGCTAGACTTAGATCCTAGGAATCTTTGAAGTGACCCTTCAGGGGTTTCAAAGACAACGTAGATGCCCTGCATACTTGTATTCTTAACTACTTTCATATAAAGCTCCACATATATTTACTATTGCAGTCGTTTAAAAAGAGTTAATTTACTGTCCTTGTAATGATAGATTAGTAATAGTTAATGTATTTCCTGCTGCTATATCAGTGTCAGTCCCGATATCCCACCAAGCGTAAATTTCATTGTTGTTGGCAAATGTGAAAGGAGTAGCTTGGCTTGCGCCGCCCTGCACTAAAGCCACATACCTAGCGTTACTGAATGCTCCCGAAAATTGAAAGGCATTATTACCAGTAGCTAAAACTGCCCTAGCGGCGCTCGCCCCTAGCTGAGATGAGCTTGATACCTCAAAGTTAGATCCGTCGAAAGCCGCGTCCCTAACAATGGTCAGACCTGAGGTGCCCCCTAACCCAGGACTACCACTTGCTGTTGAGGGAAGAGAAGATACGACTGCACCACTAAGCGCCAAAACTGAAGTCGATGAAGTGTCAGCAGTTAGTGCGGAAGTCGCAGTGTTATTCAATAGAACAACTCTAAAAGTAGCATCCACTGCACCTGAGCAGAAGAACTCTTCAAACATTCTTTGTTTACCTAAGTTTGTCCAAACCATTATATAAAACTCCAATAATATTTAGCTTTAACTGTATTCAAAACTAACCTTAAAACATTAGGCATCAAAGTCAGAAGAAGTTGACATACTAGACGGCAAGCCTAAATTTATACCTACATCTTGTGTTGCAGTTCTTGAAAGAGTTATATCTATTTGACCGGGTTGAGTACTACTGTCAGAAATTAATTGTTGCAAAGATAATGTTAAATCAACTTGCCTATCATTCGATCCGTAGTCTAATCCAATATCGTTACCAGGAATTTCACCGTCCAATCCAGGATTAATAGTGGCAATGTATTGGTTAGATAATATGGTAACTATGGGTGAAACAGACAAATTAGTAGCAACCGAAGGCGGTGCGTCTTCTAGATCCTTATCTTGATTAGCAGCAGCAGCAGCAGCAGCAGCACGAATAGCAGCATTTCTTGCCTCATCGCTTACAGCATCTACACCGCGAGTCATACTTCTAGTGATATTAGGTCTTCCCCTCTCCACTATTGTAACGTTAAACGTAATGGGCATTATACGTTAAACTCCTTAATCTGACCTGTATTCGTTATCGCAAATTTAGGATTCTCAATATAGGTCTCCAAGCTTACAGTGATTGTTTTCTGTAATACTCTATCTTCAGTGTCCTGAACGGTTACTGCACCCACATCAGATTCACTCACTAGAAATAATTTACTTATTCTGGAAAATTGAGTTGTAAGCTGAACGTCTGGGTTAAACTTGGAAAATATGGTAGATCGCAACATGTCCAAATCGGCTTTGTACTTACACCATAGGTTTATCTCGTAGGATATATTAATGGGTCTTGGAGCTAAACTTAAAATTCTTCTTGCTCTAAGCTTCTCCTCATCCCAATACTTGTCGCTCACAACGACTGGATTATATCTTCTTCTGTTGTCATCATTAAGAGTTTCAGTTTCAACAACTGTTGTCATTGGAAGTATTAGTGTATTGTCTGCCTTGAGCTTGCCAGCAATTCTTTCTGGGTTTCCATAGATACACTTTACTTGAACTTTTTTACCATTACCATCGATGTAATGTAAATTACCAAACTCTGCTAGAATGGATCTGAGACTCTCTCGATACACGTTATCAATGACAGGACGAATCTTATCGTTAGTCATTTCTAATACTTGTTTTTTAAGACTCTTGGACATTAGTAAGGTCTGCCTCCAGTATTATCCGACCTATCAAAGTAATCCTCGTTGTGAATATCTTGAGTATCTCGGAGCACCTTAGCATGAACTAATAAGTGGTAAACGCCATAAGCTTCAAAGCTATCTTCTTGAACTTCGTATACTTCAAACTTAATATCTTGAAACTCAGGCTCAAGAACGTCACCGATTTCTATTGGTGACCCTAAGATATTCTCAACATATGATTTGTTAAAGTTAAACACTTGATCATATTGAACCTCAACACCGAACTGAGAAAGGTTTTCTTCAATCGGTCGAGGATCAAAGTGACCCCACACAACCATAGGTTCAGGAGATATGGTTTTTTGACGAGACTCCATATAGATATCGTCTACGTCATTGCTCTTAACATATTTGTAAACCTTGATCTTCGAACCAGACAACTTAATGTTCTCAGAATCTATCATGTTAAATAGATTCTTATCGTTCTTCTTTTTGAATAACGATAAACGAGCATCCCTTTCATCAGGAATGTTAGTCGGTGGTGTGTTTACTTTATATCTCATTAGAAGATGTCAAATAAAGGAGGAGCCTCGATTTCTGACATAAGCTCTTCAACTAATGCTTGTTTCTCTCTAGAGGCTTCTTGAGACAGGATATCACCGTTAAGAATGGTGCCTCCTCCAGGACCTGGGAGAGTCTGATACTTGCTTCTAATACCCCCTAAAACTTCCTTAGCTAATGCAAGTGTATACCTCTGTAACCAACTCTTGTAAGCGTGGTGTAAAGTATTTGGATCAAAAGCTCTGAATTCTAGGATGACATCTTCATCATTCTCTTCAGGGACAGGAAATAACTGAAGGAACTTATTATTGATAAGTTGCCATGTAGACATTTGACCTAAAACATTCTTAACTTGTTTTAGGTATTGCTGCATAAGAAGATACTGGCTAACATTATAATTGTTAAATAAGCCAGTATTCGTAAAAAACATGATAGCAAAATCAAACTCAAGTGAGCCAGGGTTTGCACCAAACTTGAAGAAGTCTCGTCGATACCAAACATCGTTTAGGTTATCTGCAATTTCCTGAGGAAGATCGTAGACATTAACGCCGCTCTCTGTTTTAAACACAGCATATTGCGTCATCCAATCAGGAGCGTGATATTCTAGTTTGGAAATCGCCTCATCAATACAGATTTGGATCTGAAAGTCATCAAGCTCAACATCAATGATCGGATGCCCTAACTTAGCAAGGACATAATCTTTGATTGTCCTATTAAAAGTCTTAAACTCATTTACGTCTTTTGCGTCCTTGTTGTTTAAGTCTTTATCTTTGGGACTCTTATAGTCTTTGAGTTGATCGCCCCCATAAACTCCATAAGAGGAGCCATAAGATCTAACAACTGGTACTCCAATTTTACTAGGCATATCAATATTATTTACCCCAGAGATACAAAAAAGGCTCGGATTAAATCCGAGCCTTTTTCAAACACTATCTAACCGTTAAGGATTAGACGGTGTAGGCACTACCAAAGCTCTTACCATCGTAAGCAGCCTGACGGAAGATTTGCGGTGTCAGGAAGTCGTTGCCAAGACCCACAATTCTGATCACGCGGTAGAAGCGCGAAGCAGGTTGCACAGCGACCTTGCCGTAACGAGTCAGGATACCCTTTCTCGGCTGGAAGGTCTCAGGATCCACAACCGTGTCCAGAGGCTGGAGCGGGATGTACGGGCAGTAGAAGAAGCCAGCGTCCATCGGGCTGTTACCCTTGTAACCAACGATGATCTCGTCTTCTGGGAACATCGGATCAACGATAAGGTCGTACTTACCAGCGAACTTACCAACGTATTGGATTTGATCGCCGCCCATGTTGGTCGGGCCATCCTCGCGGGCGAGGCCACCCTCAAGTTTCGCAGCCGACTCAAGCATCGAAGCGATGATCGGGGAGGTGATCAGAACGTTACCAGGACCACGCAGGGTCGTACGGTAGATGTCCGTGCTCGCAAAGTTGATCAGAGCCAGAACGTTCGAGAACGCTTCGCCCAGGTGACGCGGAGCGAGACTTGTAGTAGTCGCACCCGGCGCAGCCGTGATGAAGTTCTTAACGTCCATGACGTAGATGTTCGAGTGACGCTTCAGGATACCCGTGCCAGCAGTCTGAGCACCAACATTCTTCTGATCGTTCGCCAGAGTCGTGTCGAAGTCGTACTCGTAAGCACCAGCGGTGAACGTGCCACCCGCTCTCGAACCCATGCGAGCATCGCCGCCGATGCCGGGGAAGTTATCCGCACCACCCTGGTAAAGCGACTCAAGGTAGAAACCACCCATATCGCTGAGAGTGCCGGGGCCGTAAGCGATCATACGAATGTCTTCGATGAGTTCACGATCGATTTCGAGGTTCATTTCCTTCGACAGAAGATCCGTAAGCTCGGCTTCCATGTCCAGGTTGTGGTAAGCCTTCAGGTCTTGAGCGGCTTCCAGCGTCCAAAGGGCTCTCATCTTACGCTCACGCGCTTGCACGGTTTGCTTTTCGATGTGAAGGTTAACCTCAGGAATCTCGGTGTTCTTCAGTCTTTCAGCCGACGAAACCGAGTAACCCAGGATCGACGAAGCCTCAGGGAATCCAGCGATCTGACCACCCATCGTGGTCGAGGGCGAACCGTTCTGAGCCGCAATGACGTTCGAGAGGTCGAAACCGGAAACGCCAAGAGTGCCAGCATTCAGAGCCGAGGCCTGACGAACCTCATCCGAGTTCCAATCAAGCTTGGCCGCAGCGCCAGCAAGTTCGTTCGACGACACAGAGCCGATCGGCTCGGCAACCAGACCCAGCGGGGTAATGTTGAACTTCGAGTACACGATGTTCTCCGTGCCACTTACTGCACGCGAGTTGCCCATGTAGAAGATTTGCGAAACCGGGCCGTCCATCGTTTGCGTGGCGCCGATCTTGTTGAAGATCAGTTCCGGGTACATACGGCGGATCATCGGGAAAGCGAACTTCTGGAATGTGCCGATCTTACCAGTAGTGGTAGCCGTGTCACTGAGTTCTTCGTCCATACGCTGCTTTTGGAATTCCTTAGCTTGGTTTTCAAAAAGGCGAGCCGTCTGGTACGCGACGTGATCATCCGAGATACCTTCAAGGAGTGGATCCCAACGCTTCAATAACGAATCTCTATCTAATGCGGTCATAATTAACCTCTGTAACTATTGAGTTTTTCTAACACGCTTTGGTTGATCCACTCATTACTGTGGTTAGCGTGGTTTTCATTCAACTTTTCATCAGATTCCTTCACTTCGAAGTTCTCTTCACTGATGACGAGTGCCGTTTCCGAGAGTTTCCTCTCAGCGTTAGCCGATTCTTGCAAGCTTTCCATTTCATTATGAACAGTTTGCAATGCCTCTTCTAACTTTTGATTCTTATCGTTTGCAACCTTAGCTTGACGTTTAAGGTTAACGTTATCCTTGAGAAGCTTATCAACCTGACGCAACAGAGCTTCATTCTTTTCTTCTTGCTGCTCACCAAGGGTTGCGAGAGCGGTCATACCGTTCATCTCATCTTGATTTGTAGTCTCTAAAGCAAACATTGAACGGACGGTTTCGAACATTTGAGCGTTACGGAAAGTCTCGTTCTCAAGCTCAAGCTCCTTGAGGGCTTGCTCTTTTAATTTTTCAATGTTTCCACGAATAAAAGATTGAACCTTCGTAGATAGGTTACTAACTTCTTCTTCGACGCGCTGCTCGACAAAGTCAGCGCAAAGCTCAGACATCTTGCCCAGGACATTTTCATCAAGGCCCTCAGGAAGATGTTCAGCCATCGAATCTAGGATTTTACTTTGTTGCGACATATTAAACCTCTATGTAGGTATTTAGGGTATTTGAATTATTTTAATAATAATTATTTTATTTATCCTTGCATTCCGCCTTTTGGGCTCCTACCCTTAACAAGGCCAAGATTTATCCTTGCTTGTTTCATCTCACGGCTGTCTTCGGGGAAATGCTTGGCGAGCCTAGCGTCGAGTTTTTTAGCTGCTTTTGTCGGTCGCCTGAAGACTTTGTCTACGCCGACTTTCACAGGTTCCCTACGTTCACCTGCCCCCGTTTTAGTTCCGGGATTAACTATCTTGGCCTTCATGGCCTCATCTCTTCTGATAAAGTTTTTGTAAGCTTCAAGAATGGCGACACCGAGAATTTGATTGGAATCGTCTGACCTCGCAGGCGTGGCTGACTTCTTAGGCGCGGCTGGCCTCTTAGGCGCGGCTGGCTTCTCAGGCTTGGGAAGTTTACCGCGAAGCATACCTGTTAGAAACTTTGCAAACCCTTTTTTACCTGTAGCTCTAGCGGTATCCCTAATCATGGCCCCAGCCATTCTCGCCCTGTCGTCATTAGATACAGTTGTACGTGGCTTTGTACCTCGACCTCCCCGAGTGTCGCGCCCCGCGCCCCCAAACTGTGCGGAATAATCTCCACCTCGTGCTGAACTTTCACTCATTTCTTCTTACCTTTCTTTTTACCACCGGGTGTCACCTTACCACTGCAAACAGCAGATGCATACATGTTAGCATATGCTGATGGGTAAACAGCGAACTTGCTCTTCGCAGCCGCTTTACCTCTAGCGCAAAGAGTCTTTTCAATAATCGCACCAAAGCGTTGAACCGACTCTTTTTTAGAACTCTTATTCTTAAATGTAGAAACCATGGTTGGTTTGCCTCCTGGATTACCTGCTGCTCTTTTACGCTTAACAGCAGATCTTCTTTGACCCTTACTCATGCTAGCCGCTTTTGAAGCAGGTACGCACTTTGGATAGCCTTTACGCTTCTCGCCCTTTTGACGACCGCAAGGTTTGAAGCCTCCACCCTTCTTAGGAGCGCCGATGTCAACCCATCTTTGAGCAACCCACTTGCGTAAGTCTTCGTAGATAAGAGACTCATTGGCCTCGCTTTTTTTATTCAATAATGCTCTAAGCCTTTTAGCTTGACTGGCATGGAGTTCGACAGCCTTGTCCAACTCCTTTGCA